TCACTGCAAGTCCCTACAGGATGGGGTACCAACTGATAAATAGGGTACGTGGTCTCATCCAACCGTATTCTAATCCTAATTCACTGGTCGGATAATGCCAGCAGCAATAACCACATTACGTGGCACACTAGCAACAGACCTAGCCAATGCAGGCGTGTGGTCTACCTTTGCTTATCCACCAGCAACATTATTAGCAAACAGCGTAGTAATTACGCCTAGTGATCCTTATTTAGTACCATCTAATAACGACCAAACCGGTATAGCACCTTTGGCTAATTTCAAAGTTTTAATAACTGCACCTGCATTTGACAATCAAGGCAACTTAGCAGGCATAGAAGATTTTATTGTGGCAGTAGTAACTAAACTAAATGCATCATCTTTGGTGCTAAACATATCAAGTGTCTCCGCTCCAGCTATAACTAACGCAGCTAGTGGAGATTTATTAACATCTGAAATAACCGTATCAATCCTAACGAGCTGGAGTTAAAATGAGTTCACAAGCAGAAGATTTAGCCTTCTTAATTAAGATAGGCCAAATCAAAGAAGCACCAAAACCAACCGCACAAACTAAAAAAGAAGAGGAATAACAATGGCCATATACTTAAATAACAATGTAGGCGTTAAATTGGCTACTGCCGCTGCGCCTACAGTACCATCAGTGGATATAAGTTCTTTAGTAACTAATGCAGTAATTACTCAAATTGTAGATGAATTAGAAGTCACTACAATGTCAGATCTTAGCCACCGTTTTGCCCAAGGCTTACAATCTGCCACATTTTCTATTGACTTCCTAAACGACTGGGCAGCTTCACAAGTAATGACAACACTGAATGCCGCATTTGGACAAACCATAGCGGTATCAGTAATTACCGTTAAAGGCACTGCAGTATCAGCAACTAACCCAACTTATCAATTCTCAATTTTGGTCAACAATCTGACCCCAATCGGTCAAGGTGGCGTCGCTGAAATTGCTAGCTCTAGTCTGTCCTTTACAGTAAACTCAGTAGTAACAGTGTCAACATCGGTGGCATTCTAACTAAGGAGTAATAATGGCAAAGCTAAAGATTACAAGGGCTAATGGCGAGGTATCTGAACACAAGATAACACCAGGAGTCGAGTACGCTTTCGAAATTAGTAAAGGCATGGGCATCTCTAAAGCCTTGCGTGAGTCAGAAATGCAAAGTCATATTTATTGGCTGGCATGGGAATGCTTACGAAGATCAGGTGCTCAAGTACCTTTATGGGGTGCAGAGTTTATTGACAGCTTAGAAACTGTCGAGGTATTAGACGAAGAAAAAAAATAGTACAGCGTGATTCCATTCTCTATACAGTGGCTGCTATAAGTGTAGAGACTGGAATTGCGCCTAGTGAGTTTATTAACATGGACTCAGACATGCTAACCGCAATAGTGCAGGTTTTGAGCGATAGAGCAAAGGAGATCAAAAATGCCAGTAGAGGTCGTAGGCGTTAATGATGTCCTTAAAGGTTTAGCATTTATTGATGAAGATATGCGCCAGCGTATTAGGAATGCTATAGATCCTTTAATGCGTGGTGTAGCAAATAAAGCCAAATCATTTGCACCAAGTAATAGCGGTGTATTGTCAGGCTGGAGTAAAGCACCTAACCCAGAAATTAACTATCGGCCATTTCCAAGATATGATGCTAGCACCGTAAAAGCAGGTATCGGATACAACTCAGGCGAAAACAAAACATTTAGAAACGGATTTAAGGTTAGTAACTACGTATATAACGTAAGCGCAGCTGGTCGCATATATGAGACTGCAGGCCGCAACAACCCACAAGGGCGTGCGCCATTTCAGCAAATAGATCTAAGTACAGGTAATTCACCAATGGGTGCAGTGCAGGGCTTTGAGGGTACTAGAAGAGCTAAAGAATATACCTATAATAAATCTACAAGAGAATATTCATCAAATAATCCATTTGCAGGTTATCAGTTTGTAACGTCAATGCCTGCACTTACATCACAGCCTAAGATTAAAGGCGTACGTGGTGGTGGCAAGAAAACTAAAGGCAGACTTATATATAAGGCATGGGCTCAGGATAGTCAAGAAGTTTATGATGCAATTCTTAAAGCCATAAATTCTACAGCTATACAATTTAACAAATCCACAGAGATTAAGAAGGCAGCCTAATGGCCAATGTAGTCGTCTCGGCTATTGCCACCTTTAATGGTAAGGCACTTAAAAAAGGTCAGAAGGATATATCAGCCTTTGACAAACAAACACAAAAATTAGGCAGGACTTTTAATCGTGTTTTTGCTACTACAGCATTAGTTGCATTTGGAAAAAAGGCTATCAATGCGTTTGCAGCCGATGAAAAAGCCGCTAAATCATTAGCAATTCAATTAGAGAATACAGGCAACGCATTTAGGGTAAATGAAGTAGAAGCTTATATTGCAGGTTTGCAAAATCTATACGGTGTGCTTGATGACCAACTTAGACCAGCTTTCCAAACTTTGCTCAACGCGACTGGTTCAGTCACTTTAAGCCAAAAGGCTTTAGAAACTGCATTAAATGTAAGCGCAGGCACTGGTAAAGATTTAGGCACAGTCGTAGCAGCCATAGCCAAAGGAGCATCTGGCACTACCACAGCAATACAAAGATTAGGTACAGGACTAGATAAAACGGTAATAGCCACCGGCGACATGAATAAAATCATGGCTGCGTTAGATGCTAAATTCAAAGGTCAGGCACTAGCTAGATTAGAAACTTATGCTGGCAAGATGGATTTATTAAAAGTAAATGCTGCTAACGCTACAGAAATTATAGGCAAAGGCTTAATAGATGCTTTGACCGCATTAGGCAAAGATAACTCAATACAAGATGCTGCAGATTCTATGAATAATTTTGCTGTGGCTATTGCCGATACAGTCCGAGGATTAGGCACTTTAATAGGTGAAATAAAATCATTTGCATCTACCGATGTGGGCAAACTGTTATCGGCATTGGCTTTCCTTGTCTTTGGATCTAAAAAACTTGTTATAGGTGGCGCCCTTGCTTTAATTGGATACGATATTGGTAAGAGTAATCCTGCATCAAAGCCAAACGTAGGTGGTTATTCAGGCATACCAGATATACGTACTGCACAGGCATTACTTAAAGCACGCAAAGAAGAATATAATATAATTACGAAAAAAAATGCGTTAGAAAATAAAAACGTAGAAGAATTAAAAAAGAAATTTGACCTAGAGCGCATAGGACTAACCGCTGCTCTAGCGAAAGCAACCGATGAAGAGACTAAATTACGTCTACGCGCTCAACTAGCCATACTTGATAATAACGATGCTTTGGCTCAAAAAATATTGGCAGAGATGGAAGCAGCCGATGCATTAAAGAAATTAGCAGAGCAAGCGGCGGCAGCTGGTAAGAGTATTACAGAGTTTGCATTAGTGCAGGTTAGATCTTTAATCAATAGAATTAATGCTCAGATAGAAAAAATTAACGCCATGTTTGGATTACCTTCAACAACTGTGTCAACACCATCACCTTCTACTTCATTACCTGCTAGTTACTTTCAAGATTTAGCAGTTTCATTAGTTGGCACTACTGGCTATAGTGGAATGAATGTTGCACAAATTGCTACCGAAAGAGCTAGAGAGTCAGGCAATAGATCAGTGGATGTCAATTTAACTGTTAGCAGTCCATCTGGTGACAGATTCGCTCAACTGATGGCAGAAAGTATCCAAATCGCTGGGCGCAGTGGATATAGCACAGCACCTAATGGCGGATTACCATAATGGCAGTACCAGTAATAAATGCAATAATTAATTTCAGCACTGGGCCGTCCTTTGCTCAGGCTATGATTATTGACCAAGGTATCTTAGGCACTAACGTATTAGCAGATTCAGCAGCTGTAATTGTAGATGTGTCTAATCGTATAAATCGTATTGAAACTAACCGAGGCCGTACTGCATTATCCGATCAATTCCAAACAGGATCACTTAGTTTAACTATTGTAGATCAGAATGGCGACTTTAATCCCCAGAACGTAAGCGGACCATACGCAGGACTTTTAACACCTATGAAAAAAATACAAATTACTGCAACTTACGGCAGTGTTACTTATCCAATATTTTCTGGATTTATTACAAGTTATGTAACTAGATATCCAGATGATTCTTCTGCGGATATTGCAACAACTACAATAGAAGCTGTGGATGCGTTCAGACTTGCGCAACTAGCACAGATTAGCACAGTCACAGGTGCAACTGCAGGTGATTTATCAGGCACACGTATTAATCAAATATTAAATACTATTTCATGGCCAGCAACTATGCGTGACGTAGACGCAGGTTTAACTACCTTACAAAATGATCCAGGCAGTAATCGCACAGCACTGCAGGCTTTATCTACCGTGGCTACCTCAGAGTATGGCGCACTATATGTAGACGGCTATGGCTCATTTGTATTTCAAGATAGAGCAGTAACCGTTGGATCTATTGGTGCTACACCTACAGTCTTTGCAGATAACGGCACAGGTATAGTTTATTATGATGCTGCCTGGGTACTAAATGATGTGTTGATATTTAATAAAGCCACTATTACCAGGACTGGTGGCACAGCACAGGTGGCGTTTAATCAGGCATCTATTGACAAATACTTCCTGCATAGTTACTTCCAAGACAACCTACTTATGCAGACCGATGCCGTAGCCCTAGATTATGCCCAGGCTTATGTGGCTAGTAGAGCTGAGACTACGATCCGATGTGATGCCATAGTCCTAGACCTATACACGCCTAACTACGACACAGGTATAGTTGCAGCCTTAGATCTAGATTTCTTTGACCCTATAACCATTATTACTACCCAGCCAGGCGGATCTTTGCTAGAGAAGACCCTACAGATTTTTGGTGTCAGAATGAACATAACACCGAATAGTTGGAAAACAACCTTTACAACACTAGAACCTGTCATAGATGGGTTTATAATAGGCAACGTAGATTACGGTGTCTTAGGACAAAACGTACTATCTTATTAAGGAGATATAATGGCAACAGGATTCCCAGCAGCGACAGGTGATGTACTTACCTCTGGCATGTTTAATGGACTGACTGCATTTACAGTAGGTACTGCTAACACAGCAGATTATACAGCTGTACTAGCAGACCAATATCAAGTATTAGAGATAATGAACAAAGCGACTGCTATTGCGTTTAAGATTCCAACCGATGCATCTGTAGCATTTCCAGTAGGCACAGCATTAACAGTATTAAATATTGGTGCAGGCACTTGCACAATTAGCGCAGTAACACCAGGTACTACAACAGTATTAAGTGCTGGCGCAGTTGCAGCATCACCAACATTAGTGCAATATAAAACTGCAGTATGTATCAAAACAGCTGCTAACACATGGTACGTAGTAGGTGCTATTTCCTAATGATAGGTAATATAGTTGCGGGTCAATTAAACGCTAGTACACCACCTTTATCTGTTCAATTTTTAGTAATTGCTGGTGGTGGTGGTGCTGGTGGTAATAGAGGCGGTGGTGGTGGTGCTGGTGGTTATCGCACAAGTACATTCTCGCCAAGTCTTGCAACTAATTACACTTGCACAATAGGAGCAGGCGGTACTGGTGGTGCAAACTTCGTAGGCACACCTACTGCAGGTAGTACATCAACTTTTAATTCTACTAACACATCTGGCGGTGGCCGTGGTGGATCTAACCCTGCAGTACCAACTAGCGGTGGATCTGGTGGTGGTGGTAATGGTGGTTCTAATGCAACTGGTGCATCTGGTAACTCTGGTGGTTACTCACCAGTAGAAGGCTATGCAGGTGGTAATGGATCTAGCGGTAACGCAGGCGGTGGCGGTGGTGGATCATCAGCTATAGGTGGCAATTCATCTGGCACTACTCATCCACAAAGTAACGCAGGTGCTGGAACAAGTAATTCAATAACTGGATCAGCTGTTACTTATGCAGTAGGTGGTAATGGTGGCGGTTCAAACGTTAGCGATGTAAATGGAATAAGTGGTGGCGCTAATACTGGTACTGGCGGTGGTGGTGGCTCTAATTCTAACGTATCAGGTGATGGTGGTAATGGCGGTTCAGGTGTGGTTATTCTTAAATATCCATCAGCTTATACAATTACAATCGGTGCTGGGCTAACTGGGTCAACTGGAACAAGTGGTGCAGATAAAGTTACAACAATTACTGCAGGCACTGGAAATGTGAGTTGGGCATAATGGCACATTACGCATTCTTAGATGAAAACAATATTGTTACCGAAGTTATAGTAGGTATTGATGAGACAGAAACTATCGAAGGCTTAGACACAGAGACTTGGTATGGAAACTTTAGAGGACAAGTATGCAAGCGCACTTCCTATAATGGCAAAATACGTAAGAATTATGCAGGTATTGGCTTTACCTATGATGCAGTTAGAGATGCATTTATAAGCCCAGAGCCTGCTAATGCAACTGGATTTAATGAAGATACTTGCCAATGGATTGCACCGAAAGAAGAGGATTAAAATGCCAAGTACAGCCCAAGTAACCGTAACCACTACAGCTACATTATTGGTCACAGCTAATAGAGCAGATCAGATGGTTTATCTTCATGCAAAGCACCAGGTGTATGTAGGTGGCCCTGGCGTTACTACTTCTACGGGTTACCTAATGGATAATGGCGATAAGTTATCTATGATGTTATCTGATAATGAATCTCTTTATGCTATAGCAACTTCAGGATCAGGAATTGTGCAAGTGATGGTTACAATAAATTGAAGCCATGGTTATGCGCTGCAGGTACACAGTTAAGAGATCAGATTGATTTGTGGTTCAGTGATCGTCGGACTACCTCTGATGGATGGCTGGGCGACGCTCGTCATGCCAAAAAGGGAAATGCGTCCGATCATAATCCAGACACAAATGGGTGTGTACGAGCCATTGATATTGATTCTCGCTTGGATTCATCCGAGGGGCTCTCAATATATTTGGCTGACCAGATCAGAGAATGCGCTAAATCCGATAAACGCATATCTTACGTAATTCATAACGGCATGATCGCTAGCAAGATACTTAATTTTAAGTGGCGAAAATATAGGGGTTTTAATAAACACTTGCGACATGTACATATCAGCTTTACAAAGTTAGGCGATAAAAATTCTAAGCCGTTTGATATACCATTACTAGGGGGCAAACTATGAAAATCAGCAAGAAACAAAAGGCAATACTTAAATCCTATGCACGTGGCGTATTGGTGTCATTTCTGACATTTTTAGCTAGTAATGAATTAGGTTTAGATCCAGCGGTGTCTGTGATTGTTGCAGCACTTGCAGGACCAGCAGCTAGGGCTTTAGATAAATCCGATAGTGCTTATGGCCTCGGTGCAGATGAAGCATGAGTCCTGCAGAATGGGCAGCCTTTGGCGCTGGCGGTTGCGCCGTGCTGAGCGCCGTGCTAGTAGGATTACGTTTTTTAGTTAAAGGCTGGCTTAACGAATTACGTCCTAATGGTGGATCTAGTATGAAGGATCAATTAACTAGATTAGAGCAGCGTGTTGATGATCTGTATTCTCTAATAGTTAAGAGACAATAAACACATGGCTGATACAAGACGTAAGCGTAAAAAGATAAACAAGCGTGTGGTGCGTAAATCACCTGAGCCATTGACTAAATTAGAAGTGTTTTATATTGCCAAACATGAAATGTTTAGAGCTGCACGTAAAGCTGGGTTTACAGAGAGCGTTGCACTTTATCTAATGGATAGCCCATCATCTATGCCCGATTGGGTAGTAGGCGAAGACGGAATTATCCCAAGTATTCCTACTCCAGAAGAGGATGAAGATTAAGCGCATAGCGTTTGTGTCTGACCTGCAAGTACCTTTTTTTAGTGAAGCTAGTGTTAAATCCGTAGGGCGTTTTTTGGGTAAATGGAAACCCCATCGGACTATTTGTATTGGTGATGAAATTGATTTACCACAGCTTGGTGGTTTTAACGCTGGCACTATTGATGAAATGGTAGGTAACATTAATGATGATAGGACACAGACACAAGAAGTATTAAGTTACTTGGGAGTAACAGACGTACTAGGAAGCAACCATGGAATCAGACTTTACAGATCAATTAAAAAAAGACTACCCTCATTTCTCAACTTACCCGAAATGCAGTATGAGCGTTTTATGGGATATGATAAATTGCAAATCAAATTCCACCCTTACGGACTTGACTGGGCGCCAGGCTGGACAGCCGTTCACGGTGACGCTTTCCCTCTTAGCCAAATTCCTGGACAAACGGCCTTAAATGGGGCTAGAAGGCTAGGAAAGAGCGTAGTGTGTGGGCATACCCATAGATTAGGGTCAGCAGCCTTTACAGAGGCATCTAGAGGCCAATTAGGGCGTACTGTATGGGGCTATGAAGTCGGCAATTTGGTCGATCTAAGTAGTTCAGGCATGGCGTATACTAGAGGCTATGCAAACTGGCAGCAAGGCTTTGCCGTTGCCTACGTTCACGAGCGTAAAGTGTCGGTCATCACAATACCGATTAACTCAGACGGCAGCTTTATATTTGAGGGCAAACTTTACAAATAACGTTATCAAATCGTTATCAAAAATAACTAACAAATCATCCACAAAGTCGTACACACGTGCGACACTATTGCTATGCCACAAAGCGTGAGCATAGAAGGGCTACAAATGAAAATACAGATTGACTTGAAAGCAGCTGATTTTGAACAGCTGTGGACTAACTCGATGGAATGGGTAAATCAAGATTGGCAAAAGCAAGCAGATCGCTTTGATCCAAGCCCATTGTTTAGTTGGAAATATGCATATTGGTTTGATGATTACACACCATTGAAACTAGCAGAAGCTTTTATACATGGATTAGGCAAGAATTACGCCATCCACAGTGATGAGGGCACAAACGAGTGGGTTTTGCTAACTAATTACGCAAGTCCATGCTACTTACGCAAGACCTTGGTGAACGCATGATAGAGACAACAACACCCTGGTTAGTTCTTTATATGGTGCTGGCTTATTTTATTGGTTGGGGCATCATTGCAACAATTAAAGAAAATTACGGTCAGACTATGTATTGGCGAGGCCGTAAAGATGGCTTTGATATGCACCGAAGGCTGACAGATAGCAAAACTAATGCCGACAACAACTGAGGCGTTTTTTGCAACCGCAACTAAACTCATCCACGAGCGCGGCACAGTTTACGGACATCCACTTAACAACATGGAGCGGATTTCAAAGCTGGTCAGTTCGTATATTGATTACCCACTCATGCCGCACGACATCTGTATTATCAATATCTTACAGAAGATCAGTCGGCTACAAGAGTCACCTGGTCACCTCGACAGCCTTGTCGACATCGCTGCATACACAGCACTTTACAAAACAGTTTACGATGCAGAGATTGACAACTCAGACGATTGGAAAGACTAATGGCATTTGATCTAAGTAATTACGAAACCGTAGACGAAAGACTACATAAGTGGTGGAAGGAGTTCCCAGATGGAAGATTGGAAACAGAAGTTGTCGAGGCCTCAAACACTAGATTCATTGTTATTTGTAGGCTATTCAGAACCGAAGTTGATCAGAAGCCGTACGCTACTGGAATTGCGAGTGAGACTGTTAGTGATCGTGGCGTTAATGCGAATTTTGCTTTACCTAACTGCGAAACAAGCGCTATTGGTAGAGCGATTTCAAATGCGGGTCTCTCAGCTAAAGGTAAGCGCCCAAGCAGAGAAGAGATGGCATCTGTAAATAAGTTACAAGCTGTGTCAGAAACATTCTCAGTAGATCGCACAGAGCCGTTGCCAGTGAGTAATGAAGAATGGATTGCAGCTGTACAGCGCACGCCACCAAAAGCACCACCTGAGTGCTGTGATAAAGGTATGAGCCTACGCACTGGACTTAGTAAAACTACGAAAAAAGAATATTACGGTTATGTATGCCTAGACAACATTAAAGAACATGCTGTATGGGCTAAACAAGATGCTACGGGTTCTTGGTTCTTCCCAGAAAAAGGTGAGTAATGCCAAGAAATGAAGTTGAAGTGTATAAAGACATTTATACGAATTTAGAAGAGTGTATTGACATATTGTTTGCATATTATGAGGAACATAGATCTATGCCATTACATCACAAGGAAGGCATGCTACGAGATATACAGGTTTTATTGACAGTACAAAGAGGATTTAGTGAAGGGGGTGAATAAATGGGATATGTTGAAATATTAAACGGTTCAGGCTTTACATTACGCATGGAAAACGATAAAGAAAGCCTAAACCCTAGTATGGATAGATGCGTGTCATGTAATGATGACAGGTT